ACACTAGATGAAACTTGACTAGTAGATATAGATAGAGGTGTGGCATTTCCTAGTCCGTCAGTTATTAACTTACTAGAACTAGAAATTCCGTCATTATCTTCTATTTTTAAAAGTGAGTCGTATGTATTTTTAATCTGAGTACCAGTTAATGTAGCCATTTTTTAAGGTGTTTTAATATTATATATTCCAGCCTCCGAAATTAGTAGATCTAATCGGATTTAATTCGTCTTTACTATTTGTTAAATACTCTGGAAATAAACTAGGATAGGCACATAAATAATCTACCATTCTGGTGGCATAGTGCTGAGCCGTATCTCTAGTCGCTTCAGTCATCATTGATATATCTGACTTAGTTAGCGTCTCAGCGTTCTCACTTGTATGTTTAAACACTCCTTTGTTGTTAATGCTAAATTGGCTAAAAGGTAAAAACTCTAGTAAACTATATTGAGCTAACATAGGTTTAATATGAAGCTTAACTAGTATTTCATAGTCCCCAGTTAAAGTATTAGCTAAAACATCAGCTTGTAGCTTATTATATAGTCTAGAGCCCAATAGCTCGTGTATATGAATATCCTGAGCTATTTCAATATATTGAACTACTCTATCAAAATCTAAGTTTCCAGATATTGGTGTATATCTAACTAAATCATCTCTACTTATAAATAGTGCTTTACTCATTATTTCTTTTTTGGTTTAACGTAACTAGGATGATGTCCTTTGTCAGCTCTATCAATCTGAGCTTCAGCTACTCTTTTATTGTTCTTAAATCTATTACTTTTTGTATTAAAACCTTTCTTTCTAGCTTCTTTGATTGAAGCTCTCTTAACTCCAGTTAAAGCTCCACCAGCGTAAGGGTTTCCGTCATTTTTAGTTCTTTTTAAATATATCCTTCTTTCGAATTTATGATGGCAGTTAACCCCGCCTTTGTGCAGCCAAAGTGAGTACGCTTGTTTATTGTGACCTAATTGAGAATTAACTCCGTCAGTTTGCATTTTTAATATATCTTCCTTGCGATATACCTTTCTAGCTGATTCCATAGCCCTACAGAAAGGACGCATTTTTTTACTTTTACTAGATCCAAATCTCTTAGACCCTTGAACATATAAATACCTAACCTTTACGAACTTGTTATCCTGGACCGAGTCCTTATTCCTAGTGTCTCCTGGAGCTGTAGCTGTCAAAGCCACTGACATAGTGTCATTAAGCATAGCCTCAAAGTCCTCTGACTCTGTCTCATTGTCATCAATAGACGCATCTATTAAATCCCACTGATCCAAGTCCTCAGATTCACCTACACCGTTTAGGTATATTAATATATCATCATATCCAGAAACACTACACATTCTCCCTATTGTTTATATGTAACTCCATAGCATACTTCACAGCCTCTTTTAAAGGGTTGTGAGAGCTTAAATTAGTTTCCTTATCATTTTCATCGTCTTCATCTTTCTTAGCGTCTTTAATAGCCTTCTTAGAGTCTTTGTCTTCAGAGTCTTCTACTTCTTGATCTTCATCAGTGAACTCTATAGGTTGGCTAGTCACGAAAATAAGCTCTGGTACTTCACCATTAAGCTCTAAGATTTCCTCAATAGAATCTAGTATCTCATCCTGGAATGTTCTAACAACTGTAGAGTTGAATAACTGTGAAGCCACCATTATCTCATCTGAGTTAGAAGCTAATCCATTTCCTCCGTCTTTTATACCTAATAACATAGGAGACGTAACTCTGTGACCTACTAATATTTTGTGCATCGCTTCATTAGCTAAATATTCATAGTGCGAAGGTGCATCGTTCAAAGATATATCTTCAACAGTCGCTTGATTATCAGCTGACTCATTAAATGCTACAATTACTTTTTGCCCTCTAGATCCAGTTAGTTTGCTTTTAACGTCTCTAGTGATTTGATTTCTTTCCTCAGCACTAGGCACTCCGTTATTAAAGTTTATTACCTTAGTACCAGAGAATGAGTTTTTAGCTTCATTTAATAAGTAGTCAGCTATTTCATTTTCAAGCTCACAATAAGGTAAAGCTCCAGAGTATCCTACTGGGCTAAAATATGAGTATCCACTTACATAAGGCTTTATTATCATTAATTCGACAGCTTCCTTAGAGTTTCCGAATGTAGGTATCTTAGTTAGTTTATCTGAAGGTCTTTTATTTAGCCAATCTGGGTGATAGTAGTAACAATTAATCACTCCTTCAGCGTCCATTTTTTCTGGTCTTAAAGTGTGAATTGGGAAATGCTTTATCTTAACTACCTTCCTATTGTTTCCAGCTTTATTATATATAACTTGCATAGCTGATTGACCTAGCATTTTACGCTCTAGAATGATCTTCTTTAGACATCGATGCCCTATTACACTACGAAGTTCNTTNACCTCCTTAGAGTCGATCTTAGAGCCTTCTATAGCCAATCCTTTACCGTATATTAAATCACTGATGGACCTTATGGCAGCGTTATTGGTTGCTGACTGTAGATATTGCTGTATTAAAAAAGCGTAGTAATTATTATCTTCACCATAAGCTACATATTCCTTTTGCTTATCTTCGATAGCTTGTGGCATCTCGTAAGCTGATAAATTGATTAAATCTAAATTCATTATTCTAGTATTGTATAGTTATTATTAGTTACTTTCTGAGTGTATTTTGTCTCACTAGCTGAGTAGTTTGTTAAGTCTCTAGACGTAGTCTGGACCTTGCCTCTATATAAGACTTTTCCGTTTTTAATACATTCCAGTAAGTAAGAGGTTTCATCTTCTAATTCACTGAATCCAGAATCATCTAAGTTTAAAACAAGTTTATTATAGTAAGCATTATTTCCGTCTTCAGCAAAAAAAGAGTTTCCATCATCATAAGGGCTAAATGTAGCTGAAGCTGTGCTATTGCCATCTTTATACATATTGAATGTGAATGATGGATATACAGTCAATGACTTAGTCTCAAAGTTTAAGTTTATATATAAGCTCTGAAAGCCTCCTTCATTTATGTCTATATAGTTCATAAGTCCTTTATTTAAAAACAATATTCTACCCAATACAATACAAAAAGAGCCACCGATTAAGGTAGCTCTTATAGTTAGTAAGTAAGTTTAGGTATATTAAGCTCCTAAAGTTACTGTGAAATCGGTTGCGAAAGTACCTTCGTACTTCTTAGCAAATCCTTTTTCCATTGCAGCGAAAGTTAACTCATAACCAGATTTGTCTCCTAAAGAAGCTCCAGTCGATGTAGTTGCGTTCATTTCAGCTCCAAATTCCTCACCCATTACCCAGATGTCTCCATTGTTATCTTCAATTAAGATGTGAGGACGTCCGTAAGCTAATAATTTAACTTCTTTGTGAGTTGTTGCGTCTTGTTTTTTCAAAGACACTGTTAATGTTTGTTCAGCGAATGTAGTACCATTCTCTCTAGAACTAGTTAATGATTGTTCAAACGTAGAAGCACCTCTTAAGTCGTACTTATAAACGTCAGTCCCAGCATTAGCCACTCCAGTAATCGTTTCATCAGTTGTAGAAATTACTCCAGCAGCTCCAAAATTTATGAAGTAGATAGCGTTCAATCCGCCAGCTGAGTCCTTACATCCTTCTAAACGACCTAGTGATATATTGCAAGCCATAATTTTATGTATTAAGTTATTGATTATTAGAGACTTAGAGGGCTTTTACACCCTCCTATCTCATTTGTTTATTCTAATTATACTACAGTTCTTAAAACTAATTCAGATCCGATAGCGTACTGAACACCAGCTGAATATCTCATAATTACACGAACATTTTGACTCCCATCAATGTCAGCTAAATCAATCAATTTAACAAGATTCTGGTCATTTTGCAATCCGCAGCCGAATGATAAATTTTCCTTTTCTCCAGCTACCATAACTCCAGCACTAAGACCGTTAGCTACAAATAATTTAACACCTTCGAAATCCATTTCAGTCTGTCCAACGTGGTAAAGATCTTTATATCCTAAAGCAGCTTGAGCTCTTACGTAAGAACGTGCATCAGCTTGAGAAATATAGATACTTANTCCTTCGTTTCCGTAGATAGTTTCTGGAATTGCATCAACAACAGCACCT